TGAATGCACTTGCCTTTCATGCAGTTCGCGAAATGACCGCCGAGACACTTCTCACAGTTCTGGTGGGCGTTCGGATTGTTCAGCATGTGGTTCGGGCAGACCAGCTGGTAGTCATGTGCCGTGAAGATGATCTTACAATCTCTTCCGGTCTCCTTGCGCCACTTCACGATTTCCAGAATGATGGAAGGTGTCAGCTGGTAGTTAAAATTGTTCAGGTGACAGACATCCGGCTTGAAGTCATCTAGTACTAGTCTTAATTTTTCTCTTGCTTCCTTGCTGTAGATGGTCTTGATCGGGTAGGTCAGCTTGCTCAGTTTACTGCCGCCGTGGAAGTCCATATCAGATGTATAAGCATTGACACGGTTGCCCACACAGCGGCCTTCGTGTTCCATACCGAAGTACTGAACCTCGTGTCCGTGCTGCTCCAGTGCCTCACCCAGCTTAAATATGTACGTCTCCGATCCGCCATTCGGATATAAAAATTTCCTTTACTATGCATTTCTTCGGCAGAATACAATATGTTGGTATAAAACAATCATTAACCACTACATATAGTATTCCTATGTTTTCAGGCGCAAAAAATAGGCCATCAACTCGAAAATTGATGACCTAAATATCGGTGCAAAAAGCTCACTTATTTGATTATTGAAAAAAGACCACCCGGTTTCCGTTCCTGCCTGCTATGCTTTAAGCAAGCCGGATGGTGACCAAGTGGGCTTCTTTTATTTCAGATATTCTATTTTTCGGTTCCGGCCTCTTCCTTTGTTTCGCCACACGCCCCTCACACTGCCCCACTGTCGGCTTTTTCTTCCGGGGTGGGATTGTTTTGCGATGGAGAGCCTTCTGCCCGACACAGGGCAAACGTGGGGCTTACCGTTCCGTCCAGCACTCTTCCATTTTCAATCGGCAGTGCTTCTTGAATTTGAAAGCTGACCAACCTCTGCTCCGGGAACGGACTTCCAATCATGCGGTAAGATCTGCGCTTATCCCATTCGGCATTTTTATAAACCATTCGCACGAAGGCCACGCACTTAATCTCACAGCTGCTGAACTCATTTAGCTTTCCCACTCGGTGCGCACCGGCATCTGCCGCACTGCATACCTGCACGGCGATCTGATTCATATGAGGATTGTATAAAAAACGATAGTGTGATGGCCAGCCAAGTGCTTCAAGAGTACTGCGAAAAATCGTGATCCGGCCTTCATCCACGTTTAATGTCATACCGAGAATACCGGCGTGCCACATTTTCTGTTCCTGCAAACTACTCACCTCCTCCTAAAAATGGGCGCACTTCCCCCTTGGTTTCTTTTCATCATTCTAATCCGCACTGGTACCGGGGGCCTTCCCCGTCAGGATGCCCATCGACACATATCCATCTATTTGCGTCACCTCTGATTCTTTCAGGTGCTCTTCTACAGGCACGCCAAAAGTACCCGCAATATCATCCGGGTAAAATCCCTTCCTGGTATTCACAGGCTTTGTTTCCTCTGATTGCGGCGCACTTTCCCCTTTCTTCCGTTTCTGACCTTCGTGGAAGATTTCTGGCACGAGAAGGTCAAAAACATACAAGGTCTCCCCTTCAAAGTTGATTCGATACCCCAGTATCTTATAGCGGCAGTCGCTATCCCAGCCCATCTCGTTATAAACCAATTCCGAAAATGGCTTACAGGACATCTTTCTGCTCTTTCGCTTGTCCGGCTTCGCAATACACCAGCGCAAAGCGTCCTTATCATTTTCATCACAGCCGCGTACAACAATGCGCTTCAAATCACTGTTGAACATGACGTGTACATAAACCACATCTTCCAGTCCACTGATGCAGGCTGTGTTGAATGTGATGCTGTCTTTTCGAATTACAATTGCTGGGTCTCTGAGGTGAGCGAACAGTTCTTTTCGCACCACTTGATATCCATCATATGAAAAAGTACTCTCCAGTTCTTCAGCCTTTGCATCTCTTTCAGTCTCCAATGCCTGCTCCTTCGGCGGCATCAACGTTTTGTTTTCCTCCATCTATGTCAATCCATCCTTCCATTATTTCTTCCGCTTCATGGAGCAGCGTGTTCAGACCATCTGCGGTAAAAATATTCATTTCCTTAATTTCAGATGCCGGTCGAAGTACATCCCAATTGCCGGCATAATGTTCCTGCTGCAAAACACCAATCTGCGCGATGCTCGTGATTGGCTGGCCAAAAGTCCCTGCCCATTCCGGCGGAAAAATATAAATCGTCTTTTTAACAGTTTCTCCTTCTGATTCTTCCTCTTTGGGTGGCAGAACGATTTCCTCCACCTTGATCATCTCCGGCTCATCGAGTTCAAAGAGCATCAGCTTATCATTGTTCTGTTCCACAAGCTGACCACGGAAGCGGTACTTCAAATCTTCGTCCCACTCCATGATGTCAAAAAGAGCCTTTGCCAGTCCTCGGCACCCGAGCGTACTTGCACACCAGCGTCCTTCTTTCAATCTGCCCCAGCGAATTGCATTCGGATTGCTCTTTTCGCACGGCCGAATGGCAATACATCTGTCAACCGAATTCAATAAAAGCTCTACATATTCCACATCATCAAACTTTTTCAGACAGGCAGCATTAAAACGCAGCCTTCCGTTTGAAATTGTCAATGCCGGATTCTGCAAGGTTGCAAAGTACTGCGCCCGGACCACTTCATAGCCGGTAAGATCCAGACGATTCATTACTTCTACCGTGTTGGGCTGTTTTTCCCGCATGACGCTTTCAGATGCTTCCCGGTATTCCTCGGCTGAGAAACCTGTCCAGTCCTTATCAAAAGGCACATATCCGCGAAGGATACCATCATCCACCACACTCAAAACAGGCAACGGATGATTTTTCTTTTTATACGTCCGGGATGCGCGCAGATGATTGGCTGCATTGAAAACATCTCTGGAAACGATTGCCTCGTGGTGATCCCTCTGACGGTACTGCGTTCGATCATTGTTGTTCTTCTTTGCCTTGTGCGTAAGGAAGTTTGGTGTAAAAGTCTTTCTCGCCAGCACATCTCCACAATGGCGTTCATTTGCAATGATGCCGGCAATCGTACCCGGATTCCATTCCCTGTTCCCCAGCTTCGTCTTCCGCTCGTAATCTGTCAGAAGTTCTGCGATATCCTTCAGCGAAAACCCATTCAGGTACAGGTAATAAATGACCTTTACTGTTTGGGCCTCATCCTCATTCACCACAAGGTTGCCATCCTCATCCTGGTCATACCCAAGCAATGCCGGTGTAAGGAAAAGTCCACGGCTGAACCGACGATCAATCGACCAGTTCATGATAATTGATTTGGAATGGGATTCTTCCTCTGCCACGGATGCCAGAATCGTCAGGATCATGCGTCCGTTACTGTCCAGCGTATAGATATTGTCTGCTTCAAATTTCACCCCTACAGGCGGGTCAAGATTCTTCAGCGTTTCGATAACAGAAAGACAGTCAACGATATTTCTGGCAAAACGGGCGATGGACTTTGTAAGGATCAAGTCAATCTTTCCTGCCTTACAGTCCTCAATCAACTGCTGCATTCCTTTGCGATGTGCCAGCGAAGTGCCGCTGATGCCTTCATCATCATAGATACCAACAAACTCCCAGCCGGGCTGCGCCTTGATGTAATCGGTATAATAATTTTTCTGAAGCTCATACGAAGAGGTCTGTTCATCATTGTCAGTGGAAACACGTACATAGGCAGCGACACGACGAATAGAGGTGCTTTCTCCAAGCCCCTCTACAATTTTGGCCGGGATAACCTCCAGTTCTGAAGTATCCACACCTCTATATCGGTCTCTAATCCTCTGCTTACGATCTATCACTTCTGTTCCACTGTTCATTCTATAGTTCCTCTCATTCCATCGGCTTTATGCTCCAATACCACTGTCGCATCTTCCGGTAACTCCGGATGCCAAGTTCTTTCTTTGTGTTTTCTGCGGTTCTGCGACTGATACCTTCATCGCTCAACCGCATATAGATTTCTCTGGATCTCATATCATCTTCTGAAAGCAACTTCTTAATCAGGTAGGCTGCTTTTTCAGACTTTGATTCAAAAACTGGTGTTTCCGGCTCCGCTTCCGGGTTCTGTACTATTTCACATTCCAGCCATTGGAAGCCCTGCTCCGCTGTTATCGAAAATTTGATTTCTCCATCAGATGGAGCCAGACTGTTTTTTATCTGCCGGACGATGCGGACATCTGTGTTCTTTGGATCTCGCTCCACCTGCAGGACACTCCGGGCGGCCGCCACCACATCAATACTGCCAAGACTCCGATACAGACCTTTTGTCCCCTCTTTTTTGTTGAGGTGACCGATCAGCACAATGGCGCAATCATATACAGATGCCCACATTCCAAGACGCTGCATCAGCTTTCTTGCTCTGCCTGCAATCTGAAGGTCAGAATCGCTTCCGAGATACGCCTGTATCGGGTCAATAACCACCAGTCGTGGCCGGAATTCTATAATAGCCTGCCGGATGCGTTCATCATCCAGTGTCAGGCCACTGTATGTTTCTTCATTTATAAAAGCCACATTCCCACAATCTGCCCCACACTTTTCCAGCCGGGGCTTGATGGTATCTGACACACCATCTTCTGAACATTGGTAAATGACCCTCTGCGATAATCCGACTGCTTTGCCATCCGGCAGCTTTCCGCCTTTGGATAACTCTGCTATCAAATTCATCATCATTGTGGACTTACCATCGCCGGGGTCGCCTTGCAGTAATGTGATCTTTCCAACTGCTATGAACGGATACCACAGCCAACGAACAGAAGTCGCCTGTACATCACTGTATAATGTAAGAATCCCTTTTTCTCCTTTGCTCGTCATCATCGTTCCTTTCCATGTGCAGTCTTTTCTTCAATTTATATTATAAGGATTGCATGACGATTTGACTGCCACCTGTTGGGTGGCACAATATCATTTTTGCCACCTGATAGGTGGCAAAATAGCCTAAGACCACACAGCAGATAGGGGTGTGAGCTTTTGCGGCCTTAAACTCTTCTATAACCAGTTGCTATGTATTTTTCTCTACGGGATAATTGTGACAGCCTTATGCGGGGTAAACATAAGGAGGACCACACATGGCATTAGATTATTCTGCATTAGGAAAACGTATCAGTAATTTCCGTAATGCATCTGGATTTACGCAGGAACAGTTTTGTGAAAAACTGAATATGTCCCGCAAACACATTAGTCAGATAGAGGCTGCTACTAGCCGTCCCAGTCTGGAAGCACTGGTTGACATCGCCAACC